TGGAGGTGTCGTTCTGATCGGTACACAGCTTGTACCATTACTGGCGAATTTGTTTTAGCCGGGGCAGTAAGAAAGGAGAACACGCATGGACAAGATTTTTGA